CACCGTTTGGTAGTGAAACCATCTCCCACGTCGGGAGAGCTTCGCGACAAGTAGCAGCATCGATCTCGCCTTCTGTAATGACAACTCTTTTTCCTTGATTTCGGAATAAGTGCTGTCCAAAGAAGCGGCCGTCTGACTCGCCTTCATACCAAAACTTTTTCTGTTTGTCCTTAGTCTTTATTCCAATAATTTTGCCAGTGTGGTCTCGATAATGGAAGTATAAGTGTGAGTCGTCGGCATGGATTCCGTACTCTTCGCATACTTTTTCAGAAATTCCTCGCTTAGATAATCGTCGCGGAAATCCTCTTGGTTCCATTCTTTCATGGGTAGAAGTGTGATTGTGAACAGTGCCGTCTCCACTTTTCCAAGTGTGACAAGCAAAACAAAAATTGTGTCCATCAGAGTACAAACTGTTGGCATCTGATGAACCACATTCGCCGCACGGTGTGTGCATAACGAACTCACTAGGTGAGCCAATCGATTGGGATATTGACATATGATGTCCAAGGAATATTCAACCGCTCGCAATACTGAGCGTATGTCGTTTTTGATTTCTTGCTGATCGTATTGAATGGTGATTGAAACACCATCCTTAGATCTAGTTCAGGATGCTGCTCTTTAACTGATTTGACTTTACGCCTATCTTTTGCGTCCCAATATCCCTTACATTCTAGAAGGACGCCGTTAGGCAGTACGAAATCAGGAGTGTAGTGATGAGCAATAATATAAGGGATTTTAGTAGACTCATACTCGTACTTCACTCCTAAATCAACCATAAGATCAGCGACTTTTTCTTCCAGTCCTGATCTGAATGCCATTACCAGATCCCAGGAATGAGCTGGCCGGTAAGGGCGTACGCACCCAGTGCTGCGACCATACCAAGCATTGCAAGGCGTCCATTAATCTTTTCAGCCTTTTCATTTAGTGTTTCGTACACGGTTTTAGAAATCATCTTCTACTTCAGTTTCAGTGGGTGGGATTACATTTGGATCGCTAACTTTGAAGCCTTCAGTTGTGCCGAAAAGCTCAGCGACACTTTCAGCTGACATGTCGCCAGCATCGACACCAGCAGCACTATTAATTGACAACACTTGTACTCCTTTTAGCTCCAACCTTGTACCATAAGTAAGATCATCCTTCAGGATGTATGGTTTCTGGATAAAAGCAATCTTGACTGTACTGCCACTGTAAATAGGAGTACGATCGTCAGTAATTGGAGCACCTTCAGTGTCAACAATAGGTGGTTTATTATTGTCATTCCATGAAAACTTGGCAGAGTACTTATTCTCTGCAACCTCTTCCCATGGCTCAGGTTTAAGAACTGAACGTTTTGGGTTTTTCAGTTTAGACTGGATCCATTCCAATGAAGAAATACGATCTTGTTCTAGTTGACGAGCAAGCTTGTCATCAATAATTGCTGACATAACATACTTGTCGTATTTACCCTTTACGAGTACTGCTTGAAATCCTTGCAGTTCTACTGGTTCAGGTGTGACAAATGTAGTTCGTGACATTAACAGAAAAAATAGGTGGAATTAATAACTGATTCTGGTTCTAGATCACCAATAATTGGTGGTTCTGTCTCTGCTCCTATATGTTGAGCAAAGGTTTTGAGATAGTCGTGCTCCGCAAACAAGTACACGTATGTTTCACGCACGATTCGTGAAAGAGTAGACATGTCAGTAGCACGACATAAAACCGAATCGTGTATGAGGGAAATCGGAGCGTTGAAACGTATTGCAGAAAGACAAAGTAAGCTTGCATCAAGTGAGTGGATAAGATTAGGACTTGTTGCATTTTTGTGGTGGTTTTTATCTACTTTGTCTGTACTTCCATCTGCAAGACTAACTTTGCATCGACCAAGTAGATTTAATTCAATGATTTCAATTTGAGGTTTCATCAATTTTTGATTGACGACAAATCCAGATGGTGTTGTCCAACTTAATTCTGTCATTCCTCTGTCGATAGCTCGACAAACCTCATCTTCGATCCATTTCATGACACGCATAGGACCAGGAAATACCTTATCCATCGCATCACGAACTGCTTTGACACATTGAGTTAAATCATCCTTGTCAACTTCAATGCCTTTTTCTTTCAAGGCTTCACGAATGTAGCCTCTATTTGAGAACGGGCGGGCATTATATGGCACCGTCATACATACACGTTTTGTGCATTTCCTGTCCCATACAGGCTTCAAATGGTCCGGTATCTTAGGTAAAGATGTTTCAGCAATAACAGCATATGCATCTTGTGGTTTATCACTAGGTATGCAGTTCACTTTGGCTGCTGTACTTCTGTCTCTAGATAATCCGGCCAATATTTGTAGCCCACTGCATGTAGCATCACAGGCAATAGGGAGATTAGTGTGAGTTCTATCACAACTAATGATGCAATGATAGTATTCATCGCAGGCAGCAAGGAAAGTCCAGGGGTCATCTGCTGCTTCCCATTCTGGCCTAGTTTCAATCGGGTTTTTCGCAATGCGTGAAATCAAATCGTGATTCTCTAAAGCCCATTCAATACGTTTTTGCATTGGTTCTCTTGACAGCCCGTAACATGTACTGACTTGGAAAGCTAACCATTGCTCTGCCTCAGGTGTCATAAAAGACTCTGAATGAAACTTTAGTAGTGATTTACCAAAGTCTGTATCTTGAGGTGATAAAACGGTGCAGATAGGGTAGATTCTTCCACGATAATCGCAACTCCACGGATGATAGAACTTACCTTTTTCTTTGAATACACTTACAGCATTCATTGTCATGCGTGTTCTGCATGACTTTTGAAACGCTTGTGCGTTGATGTTACATACCTCTGCAGCTCGTCGCCTGTAGTCCTTCCGCGCTTCCGCGTTGGTTTCAATATCAGGTGGCTTTGGTGGTAAAGGTAACTCAACAACAGGGATAAACTTTCCAACACTTATTCCTCTCTCCATTAACGTTTCTGCAACGCCAACAATGAAAGGATTAAGGGTAAAAGCGACTCGTTGAACATGGTTCAAATAGTCAACCACGTTTTTTCCCTGTATACATGTGGGGTTACCGCGCCGCACCATCGGGTAGCCCTTCATCAACTCATTTAGTAAGTAGCCGCCTGGCTTCTCACCCAGTAGATCCCAATCGTTAGGTGGCACAAGCATCGGCCAGGCAATGGGCGAAAACATCTCAGCAGTCGCCATAATTTCATCTTTGATGGCATGAAATTCTGGTGTCGGAACAACAAGATTGTGTCGTTTACGTCCGACTTGTTTCATATAAATATGGAACCAATTAGAGGCTTCACATAAACATGAAAGCAACCAACCTCCTAACCTGACACGGATAACTTTCCCCCATGATTTCCAATGATTTACATCATGGCGATTCATCATGGTTCTGACATTTGTGACCTTTTGTTGTGTGCCACTTGCCTTGTGCCAGTATTTCTCTTTGATGAAATTCAATAAGCCAGGGCACTCTTTTTCGTAGTGCCTCATCATGCACTCGTTCTCAATTGCTTGACCAATAAAGTCAGTTACATTGACAACGTAGTTCGACCTATCTTTTGTACTAAATACCTTGTCAAAGGTTACTTTGCAGGTGATAGCAGCAGCAGATTCAGCATCAAAATCAGAAAGATAAGTTCTTATCTCTCCAAAATGTTTCCCTGCCTGTCCTTTCCTTATGCGTGATTTAGTATCATTGATACGTGCAACCACAAGAGGCAGCAGCTGCTGAATAGAAGACACTCCGTAAACAGAAGCACTCGCATAATCTTTGTTTTCTAAGTTTTTGGTGTTGTTGTGCAGGTGTAGTAATCCTTGTCGTATTTGTTCTCGCTCAAGGTCAACCTGCGCTGAAATCTCAGCGGGTGTTGGCATTCAGTCTCGCGTTAGATCGTTCGGTAGACTCGTACTATTCCACTTGTGCAACTGTTAGCCTTAGTGGAAGCATTGATACGACTGAAGGGCCAAGGTTTGTGTCCTTGACCCTTGCACTTATGAAAGCTTGGAAACGGAGGAACCTGAAACTAGCGCGTCTACCAATTCCGCCACATCCGCGGGCGAGATCCCTTGCAATGACAAGTGTCTTACAAGAGAGACAGAAGCGAGACTGTTTTGAGACTTGATCGCTTCAGCCGGTAGAGCTTACCAGAAAGGGTTCTTAGACACCGTTAGACTTCCAAGCGTGACATGGCATCGACCAGCTGCCCATCGTCCACGTAGGTGTAATAACCCAGTGTGGTGGACATCTGTGAGTGACCCATCAACTTGTGTGTTTTTGACGGGTGAACATCATTGGCAGCCAACGCTGATGCATACGTTCGGCGCAATGTGTAGGGCGTGATCACATCAGGAAACCCCAAGTAATCTCTGACCCTGTTGAACTGCTCTCTGTGGCGGTCCTGAGACTGCCAATTGTCCCCTAGGAAGGGGATCAGGTCAGAAGGCCCCAGGAGGTCCACATAGCGGCTCAGGATGGGCACCACACGCTGGTAACCGGCACTGTCTGCCGGAAAGTACACATTGCGGCGTCTGCACTCCTTCTTAAGAGTCCAGCCGTTGCGTTGTGTGCCAATACCAATGAATGGGTGCTTCGTGTCGAGCACAACATCGCTCGTGGTGAGTTGTGAGAACTCAGCCCAGCCCATACCAGACCAAGCAGACACCAGGATGGAATCAGACAAGGCTTGATTGGAAAACAAGCTGGTTGCCGTGGCAGCCATCTGATCGACCTGGGCCAACGTGAGGCACTCTTTTGTTTTGCGTGACACCTTCAGTTTTTTGAAGGCAAAACGACCCATGCCATTGATCCAAGCTTTTTTTGGATCTTGACAAGGAACCATGCCAACATCAATGCAATGATTCAGCGTTGTTTGCACATACTGAAACACCTTATTGATTGTCCCATCTTCCATCTCACGTGTTTCACGTAACTCTGTTTTTAAAGAGTCCATGACACCTTGTGTGATGTCTTTGATGGGGAACATACGCCCCTTGATCTGTGTGAAATGGTTGGCATTGATTAACGCAGTCTTTCGACCACGACCATTGACCCATTCCTCTCTGTTTGTTGATGTGAAGTCAAAGCATTGACCCCACGTCTTAAACTCATTCATAGAGAATGTCGCGAAGTTGTTGTGCAAGTAATTTGCCTTGAGGAGTTAATCTCAAGACGTGTCTGCGTCTGTTTGCTGGATCAGCCTCCTTGGTGATTAGGTTTAAGCCATCACGTCCTTTAATCCGGTGTTTTTTGGACAACCAATCCGTGCATCTTGACGATGACGCTTCTGAGAAGTCCAAATCCTCCGAGAGTGCAGGCTTGTGGCAACCGTCGTGGCTAGCGACATACAGGAACGTTGAGAGCAGCTGTGCTGGCATCTCACGGTCCAAGATCCTCAGTGTCTCGATGACTTTCAGGAGTTTTACAAGCTGATCGTCGGTAACTTGCCTGCGAAGAGGATCCAAGATCAACGGGTAATGAACAACACAACTCTAGACGGAACTTGCCCAAGTGGAGGGTTGTGCAATTGTTAAATTGCCAAAAATCCCAAAAGGAAACGTTATCGATTCCGACGTAAATCCGCGATTTTACAAAGTCCATCATGAGTCAAGCTACCTGGCGTAGTTACCATGTTTGATACCAAGTTGTATAGGGTGTCATCAGCTAATAATTCGCTCGCTATGTACTTTTGCAGCGCGGTGTTGGCAAGTTCAGACATGCTGATGCCTTTATGCACAGCTATCAACTTGCACAATTTCACACAGTCACTCTGCATCAAAACTGCAAGGCGCTTGGTGTTGAGTCCGCTCACTGCTCACTGCCTTACATGACTGCCGATAATCTAACAATTGTTCATGCATTAGGCAAATAAGCTCATCCCTATGCGGATGACCTAAAATTTCATGCTGTAGCTTTGTTGACAGACGATCAAAAGTTACTAGGTTCATAATCAGAATCGGTATCGTGTGCAGAGACTGCTTGAATCAGTTCGGGTGTGCATACAGTAAATTCAACGTTAGGATCCATGATTAAATCTTCGATCCTTTTATCTGCTGCGCTTTTACGTTTGTAGACAAACTCTTGAGTCTTTTTTGTATCATGATTTGTGGCACGAATGATTGCACAAATGCCTGGTTTTAGTTCCCAAGCAAGCAATTTGTATGCCATGATTTCCATGAACGTATGGGGCTCGAAGAATTCATCAGGTGCAGCTTTATACCTTGCCCAATTATTTGGATAATACTTACCACTCATAAGTTCTTTTTACGTCCTTTAAATGTGCTCTACGGTTTGTGGACAATTCAAGAGCAGACCATGCGGCGTGTTCAGAATCGGGAGCGTAGACAATTTCTGACCATTGCTCCTTACCGTCATCAAGAATTACTTCATATTCTTTTACCTGACCCAATAGTGGCATGGCGATCGTGATTGTGAATTTTGTTAAGTAGAGCCTTCCGTGCTTGTTTTCTCTGCCTCAATTGTTGAGGTTTTCTTCGTCCTTTGTCTTTTCGCCGGACGTCCGCGTGTGCGAACTTTTGGCGGGTCGATGTCTGAGTCATTTTGCAAAAGTTGTTGATACTGACTGTTGAGAGTTGAATTTGAGTCTTTGTAGTAATGCATCCAGCAATAAATTGCATTCCTAATCAACCAATCCTTCGATTTTGGAGCCATACTGATGTGATCGTCTGTCAAGTGTGTGAATGATGTTGAGAAGTTGCCTACTATCAAGAAGCCCTCGGTAATAATCACGGAGGGCTGTATCTTGCAGTTCTAGCAAGTCATCGTGTGTCATGAATGCCACGGATAGTTTGAAACAGTCATGTAAAGTTGACCAGTAGCGTTAAAATACAAGTCAACATCCGCGCCGTGCTCCTCACTTAGGTCATAAGCAAGATCAACAGCGCGTTCTGCATCAGTTGTGGTGTTTTCCCACTGTGCAGATTTGCAGCGAACGTCAATACGTGTGGATGGATCGATTCTCATTTGTGAAAGATGTCAGAGTGCGTGTGCTTTATCTGAAAGGATGACCTCAGGAGATGTTGTGAACAACTCGCCTGAATCTTTCCAGACAAAATCATCATCACGGTGTGGGTTGTACGTGATACGTTTGTGTGACTTACTGACCAGAACTTCAGAGTCATTCAATTCACCTTCAATGAAAGCGTGAACGTACTTCTTACCTTCTGATCTTGTGCGCTGCTGACCGTGTTTCATGATCACAGTTCTTGCGTTGTAAAGTGCAAGCCGCGGAAGATGACCCGCGACTCGCCAACCTTTGCCTGGAATGTGTTTTTGTACACTCCAGACATGTTTTGTTAGGTTGTAGTAAACACGAACTCTCATGTGTACACCCTTTCTGTGTAAACTAGGTTCTCAATGCAGTGACCAAAGAATTCACAGAGATTGTCATCTGACAATGAATCAATGAGATGTTCAGAAGCTGGATACGTGACAGGGTCTAACTTACCCTGACGTTTTTCGTTGCCGAAGTAGAAAGTGACTTGTGACATGTTGTGGTGTCATTGAACTGGAGTGATTTGATCAATCGTGAAATTAGGAAATTCACGTTGGACATGATTGATTGCATCATCCATGTCTGTGCAATGCTCAACAGTAACGAAGGAAAACTTTCCTAAGTTATCTTTTGATTCAAGAATGAATTTGAAAGTCATTAGGATTCTCCAACGATGATGTAACCCTTGTTGAGAAGAGTTACGTAAAGGTGTTTGCGGTCCTGTACATAACAGGTTTGAGTAAGAACTTTGCCGTTCTCGGTTTGTTGATAGTGGATGTTGAGCATGGAAGGTGAAAGGAAAGGACAAGGGATGAATCCCTTAGGAAACCCGCCACTTATTGTCTAAGTGGAAGGGTTAATTAAGAGAATCAGACACCAAAGCGTTGACATGCTTGGCAGCAGAACCGTGTGCCTTGAATGCAACAATGCAGGTACGTTTTGCAACGCTGCATAACTTACACTCGGCACATGTGGTGTTACGCACTTGTGCAGGACAGACCACAACCTTATGACCCTTAGGTGATACCTTCGGGACAGGTTTATTGTTTGGCACAACACAAACAGCAGGCAAACCTTTCTCGATGGCAGCGTCTGCCGCGTCGAGAGATTCTGTGCTCGCGTTGATCGTGAATCCTTGGCGATTGGATCGCTGAATGATGTCAACATTGTGTTTGTTGAGAACGTGGTGTGTGTATGTGTAACCACGTTTGCCAGTGTTAGCGACAACTAAGTGCGCCATGTTTGAATGGTCGATGTCACCAAACAAGTGAGGTAAATCACCGGCTTGGTTGTGACGCCATAGCTGGCGATCAGGCAGAGACTGGACAAAGTCGCATAAACCTTGCCAATCTGTGCCACGCTCACCTGATGAAACCTTGCGCCAATGGAGCGCAAGCGGTCCTGATTTTGCATAGCAGCCCTTGTCATAAAGGCCACAGGTAGTGGGACAGGATGCTCGCTCACTAGTAGTGACAGGAATCGGGCCAGTCTTATCGTTGCCAGACTTTGGCGTGATGTGTACTCGGATTTTCATAGTACCTGAGTGGAAGGGTTGAATAAGAGAGTCAAAAGTTACGGTTGAAGAAGTACACAATGTCATCGTGTTCAATGTCAATGAAATCATGCCTATAGTTCCTACGCCAACTGGCTAGCCAGTCAATAACAAGATACTCAGGCACTGTCTCGCAGTTAACTTCAGTGACTACATACTCAACGAACTCACTATAGTGTGATAAATCGGGTCGGTAGTCTTCTGAATAGTAAAAGGAATCCTCAAACTGTTGAGCAGTTGTGATGCCATACTCTGCGAGTTCATCCATAAAAGCTTGACAATCTTCGCCGTCTGATTTTGTAAACTCAGGACAGCGTTCTTCAATCATGTCATAAAGAGATTGATTCTCTTCTGACAAACTGTCGTACCAGTTTGTGAGTTCAAGTTCACGTGTTGATGTGATCATTGGTGGTAGGTTGTGAACAAAAGGTGTGAGTCTTTCGATGTCAAACATCCAAGCGCTCACTTTCTTGCCCGTTAGTGATCGGGAAACACGCCGATTTTTTAGAGGGATGAAACGGACTAGCGAAAACCCACCGGTCTTAGAGAGGCTTCCGGCTGCCTTGGCTCTTTTTATCTACGGGAGGCCAAGCCCTCACAGTTTGGTATGGGAAACTGAGGAAAACCCAATACCTGGCCAGGGAGTCGAACCCTGGCTACACCATCAGGAAAGATAAGGCATGGAAGTAGCAAGAATTACGGGCAAAGTGTAAGAATACCCGTACTTTTTAGACTTGCAATCGTAGGCTAAAAGGTTGCGATTAACCCAAAAACCTAACGACATTTGTGGCTGCGAAAGTAAGTTGAGAATTGCACGCCGTGAAACGTGGGTGTATTCGTATACGTTGCCCTTAGCAAACGCACATTGGACAACACCAGTGATAGGATTCACCCATAATTCCTCAACACACTCGGAAGTGCGAGAGGGAATGTGAATGAAAAGATCCCTTGAAAGTTGCATAAGTGGAAAGGTTAGCATGATTGTGATGCCTGGCAACCGTGGAAGGTGCAGGCCATGGGCGGGCAGGGAGTCGCACCCTGCCTGTGTACTTGAAGGGGCACCAGTACACACATACTATCCGCCCGTACCATGAGCAAACAAGGCGTGTGGATCCGCGCAAAGTGTTGCGTGAGGTATCGCTCGCTACTGTTTACCGCCGCCGAACAGCCGACTAGGCTGTGAACATGTGCCAGGGATCCCGCCCGGCTGGTCACATGTGACACGGATTGCAGTGGCCCCGGAAACCGGTCGGGCACTTGCGAGTCATTCAGTTTTCGAGGTGCTTGAGCAGTAACCTACCGAAGTGGAAGGGTTGTGCTAGTGGAAGGGTGCCAGTTCGGCGTGTGGTCTTTTCAGCTTCTGGTGTTCAGATTTACTAGGACCGGGAGGTGATCAACTAGGCCAAAGCCGTCGTCACTGATCGCCATGCCCAAAGTTGTAGGGCAAATCAGCCGGTTTGGCAAGTATCAACCGCTACATTCCTGGAAACTAGTCTGA